AATGAGTGAAAAATCTTCAGTATATCTTGGTAATCCTAATCTTAAAAAGGTAAACGTACCTGTAGAATTTACACAAGAACAAATACAAGAGTTTGATTTATGTTCTAAAGACCCTTTATATTTTATACAAAACTATGTAAAGATTGTTTCTTTAGATGACGGTCTCGTACCTTTTAAAATGTATGGCTTTCAAAAAGAAATAGTAGGTACAATACATAATAATCGTTTTACTATATGTAAACTTCCGAGACAGTCAGGTAAATCAACCACAATTGTTTCTTATTTACTTCACTATGCTTTGTTTAATCCAAATTGTAACATAGCTATATTAGCTAACAAATCATCTACTGCTAGAGATATATTAGGTCGTTTGCAGTTGGCCTATGAGAATATACCAAAGTTTTTACAACAAGGTGTATTAAACTGGAATAAAGGTAATATTGAATTAGAAAACGGTAGTAAGATTGTGGCTGCTGCTACATCTTCAAGTGCCATTCGAGGAGGTTCATATAATATAATATTCTTAGACGAGTTTGCTTTCGTACCAGCAACTATTGCTGAACAATTTTTTAGTTCAGTGTTTCCTACAATTTCTTCTGGTAAAAGTACAAAGATGGTTATTGTTTCAACACCTCACGGAATGAATATGTATTATAAGTTGTGGTCTGATTCTGTAAATAAATTAAATGATTATATTCCTGTAGATGTTCATTGGTCAGAAGTTCCTGGTCGTGATGAAAAATGGAAAGAAGAAACAATACGTAATACAAGTAAAGAACAATTTGCTAGTGAGTTTGAGTGTGAATTTTTAGGATCAATAGATACTTTAATATCACCATCTAAAATCAAAGTCATACCTTATGTGAGACCATTGCAATCACAAGGAGGTTTAGATATATTTGAAAGGCCAGATAAAGAAAAAATATATGTTTGTACTGTTGACGTAGCGAGAGGTATTACAAAAGATTATTCAGCGTTTGTTATATTTGATGTAACTCAAATGCCATATAAAGTTGTGGCCAAATATCGTAACAACGAAATTAAACCTTTAGTGTTTCCTAATATTATAGAACAAACTTGTAAGGCCTTTAATAGAGCCCACATATTAGTAGAAGTAAATGATTTGGGTGGACAAATATCTGATGCTGTTCATTATGATTTAGAATATGACAATGTATTAATGACTACACAAAGAGGTAGAGCTGGCCAAGTTTTAGGTACAGGTTTCAGTGGCCGTGGTAGTCAGTTAGGTGTTCGTATGACTAAACAAATTAAAAAAATAGGTTGTTCTAATTTAAAAACTATTATTGAATCTGATAAACTAATTGTAAATGACTTTAACATAATAGAAGAAATGTCTACCTTTGCTAGACGACATAACTCTTGGATGGCAGAAGAAGGATGTAATGACGATCTAATGACTTGTCTTATTATATTTGGCTGGTTATCAAATCAAACATACTTTAAAGAATTAAGTAATTCTGATGTTCGTTCTAAATTATATGAAGAACAGTCTAATATAATTGAACAGGATATGGCCCCTTTTGGTTTTATAGATGATGGCTTATCTACTGAAGATACTCAACCATTTAAAGATGAGTATGGAGAAACGTGGCATCCTGTAGTAAGAAAAGGCGAAAGTTAGTATAAAAAAGTACAAAACCAGTGTATTATAAATAGATTGTAGATGATTAACTTTGATTATGGGCGTATGAATAATACGAGTTTTGAATAACATATGTTAAAATTAGCTAATTAAAAAAGGAGAAAACCTAATGGCATTTCAAGTATCACCAGGTGTTCTCGTACAGGAAAGAGATCTAACAAGAATTATTCCTGCTGTATCAACTTCGGTAGGTGCTATAGCAGCTAGATTCTTAAAAGGTCCACTTGATGAAATCGTAACGGTTTCTAGCGAGCAAGAATTAGTAGACACGTTTGGCAAACCAGACTCAAATAACTTTGAGGACTTTTTTTGTGCTGCCAACTTTCTACAATACTCTAACGCTTTAAGAGTAGTACGAGCAACTAACACAGGATTATTAAACGCTACCGCTAACACAAGTGGTATTTTAATAAAAAATACACAAGACTACCAAGACAACTATTCTACAGGATCAGCTTCAATCGGAACTTTTGCTGCTAGACAAGCAGGTGCTTTTGGTAACAATTTATCAGTATCAACTTGTCCAAGTGCTACAGCATACACGACAGCGGCAGTTACAACATTAAATGACGCTTCAGCAGACGTTGCTGATACTTCGGTAACTGTAACATCAGCGGCAAGTATTAACGTAGGAGATATATTAGAATTTTCTACATCTGCTGCTGGAACAGATTATGATGGTTACAAATATAGAGTAACTGGTATAGCTTCTACACTTGTTACTTTTGTAAGAGCAGATACAGGCCAAGGCGGATTGCAAGTAGCATTAACAAACGGTGCTAATGTAAAACGTTATTGGAAATATTACGATCAAGTAGCTGGTGCTCCAGGTACTTCACCATTTGCTTCTGATAGAGGCGGTTCTAATGACGAAATTCACATTGTCGTTGTAGATGAAGATGGTGGTATTTCTGGTACTGCTGGTACAATCTTAGAAGTGTTTGACTCAGCATCAAAAGCTGCTGACGCTAAAACACCTCAAGGAGATTCAAATTATTATGTAGATGTAATTTACAATAAATCAAGATATATTTATTGGATGGACCATAATTCAAGTGGTTCAAACTGGGGCTCAAACGCTGCTGGTGTTACTTTTACAGCTGTAACTGTTCCAACTTTAGAATCACTATCAGGTGGTTCAGATGGTTCTGCAGTAACAGTAGGTCAGAAAAAGACTGCTTATGAAAAATTCCAAGATGCTGAAACAGTAGACATTGGATTAATTATAGCTGGAACTTGTACGACTACACACATTGACAATTTAATTACAATTGCAGAAAATAGAAAAGACGCTATAGCGTTTGTATCTCCAGAGAGAGCAGACGTTGTGAATGTTGCTTCTGCTAACACACAAACTCTAAACGTTATTGATGCTTACTCAACTATTCGTTCATCTTCTTATGTGGTGTTCGATAGTGGATACAAATATCAATACGATAGATACAATGATGTTTACAGATACGTTCCATTAAATGGCGATATGGCTGGCTTAGCGGCTAGAACTGATCTAATTGCTGACTCTTGGTATTCACCAGCCGGTTTTAACCGTGGTAATGTAAGAGGCGCAGTTAAATTAGCATACAATCCTAATAAGACACAAAGAGATGATCTATACAGAAGCAGAATCAATCCAGTAGTAACTTTCCCTGGACAAGGTACTGTGCTGTTTGGTGATAAAACAGGATTAAGTGCTCCATCTGCTTTCGATAGAATAAATGTACGAAGATTGTTTATCACTTTAGAAAAAGCAATCGCTACGGCTTCTAAATTCCAATTGTTTGAATTTAATGACGAGTTTACTAGAGCAAACTTTAGAAATATCGTTGAACCATTCTTACGAGAAGTACAAGGTAGACGTGGTGTCACAGACTTTTTAGTCGTGTGTGACGAAACAAATAATACAGGCGACGTAATTGATAGAAATGAATTTGTAGCAGAAATATTTATTAAACCTGCTAGAAGTATCAACTTTATTACATTATCGTTTATAGCAACCAGAACTGGCGTTTCTTTTGAAGAAGTGGCAGGGTAAATTTAGAATAGGAGAATAAAAATGGCTAACATCACAGACTTCAAAGCTAAACTTGCCGGCGGTGGCGCTCGTGCCAATCAGTTTAAGGTAACAATGCCTTTTCCTGGTTACGCTCAAGTTGGTGGCGAAATAGAAGAACTAGCGTTTCTTTGCAAAGCAACAGTTATTCCTGCTATGACAGTAGGTACGGTCGATATTAAATTTAGAGGCCGATCTATTAAAATAGCTGGAGATAGAACTTTTGCTGATTGGAACGTAACAGTTATAAATGACACTAACTTTAAAGTTAGAAATGCTTTCGAAAGATGGCAAAATGGTATTAACAATATGTCAGATAACGAAGGATTAACAAATCCTGCTGATTATCAAGTTGACGCTTTCGTAGATCAACTAGACAGAAATGGTAATACTGTTAAGTCTTACACTTTAAGAAGTTTATTTCCAACAAACATTGGTGAAATTGCTTTAAGTTATGATACGGTTGATGCTATTGAAGAATTTTCAGTAACATTTGCTTATCAGTTTTTTGAAACAAATACTACTACTTAATAGAGTATTAATGAAAAGAGCCGCCTAAAAGCGGCTCTTTTTAGACTTATAAATAATATTATGAAACAACACTACACATTTTCTAAACATACAATTGATGAAAAGAGGATTTAATTATGGCAGATTTATTTGGATTTAGTATAACACGTAAGAAAAAAGAACAAGACCCCAAACAAAGTTTTAGTATACCAGTTGCTGATGACGGCGCAACAACCGTTTCTGCTGTTGGTGGTTATTTTGGTCAATATTTGGATTTAGAGGGCACAGCAAAAAACGAAGCTGATCTAGTAAGAAGATATAGAGAAATTTCATTACATCCAGAATGTGATACAGCTATAGATGATATAGTTAATGAAGCAATTGTTGTAAATGAAAATAGAGATTCGGTTAATGTAAATTTAACCTCTTTACCTTTTGGTGTAG